AGGATGATTGAATCCAAGTTTGACTCTGAGAGGATTACTGTTAACAGCTTCAACACCAGTGAATTGAAGTTGGTTGATTAAGTATTCATGACCAACTTGAGCAAATCTTCTTCTTTCTTCAGTATCAATGTATACATAGTCAACAAGTAAAGAAGCATCATTCATGACACCAATACCGTTACCAAGTCTGTTAAGAGTAACATTATTTGTGTGACAGATTAATTCTTGGAATGGATTAAATTCAATCCATAATCTTACTTCGTGGTATTGAAGAGCGATTAATGGAAGAGCAAGACCAGAGTTGGTATTGCACCAGAAAATTAAAGGAACATATAAGACATATGGTCTTGTGAAGTTACCTTGAGCATCAGCAGGTCTTAAAGCAGTTAATTCATCAACATTACCAACTAAAGCATTATAAGCTGGTTCAGTATCAGAATTTTTGGTAAGGTCGTGCCATACACTCATCCAGTGACCATATTGTTTATCGATTTGAGAACCACCAATTTCAAATTGAATATTATCAATGATAAAGTTACCTACTTCTTGTACCCAACCGAAAAGGAATTGGTTTCTTAAAAGTTCATCTTGAGGAGCGTTATTAAGAACAACACTTCCTAATTCAACTCTTAAGTACATTCTTGTTACAAGATCACCATTTCTGGTAATAGTAACAGTGACTCTTTTACCAAAGTCAGCAGTACCGTTTAAGGATAATTCTACTGTTTCAATAGCAAAATTGGTATATCTTCTATATACTACTTTGAAAAATGTAATTTGAGGATTACCTGTAAGATAGACGTCTTGTGCGCCATAGGCTACTAATTGCATTAAACCACCACCCATGTGTTATTATATAATATAGATTTAGAAAAAAAATATAATTTTTTTCACAAAAATAAATTATATATTTTTTTGAAATTATATTAATTCTATATATTATATTTTTATTTTCCCTTGAAAAATTATTTTTTTATTCATTTTATTTATTTATGTAATTACTTTTATTATATTATATTATTTATTAATATATAAAATGTTTAAAAGCTTCCAAAATAGCATTGTTAGCTATTTATTTGATAATTAAAAATTTTACTTAAAAGTTGTTTATTTTAATTATATATATATATATGAATAGTCAGTTTAAATTTAAACCTGACAAAATCAAATATTTATCAAATTTTAACACACTTGATAGTAATCATAAAAAAATTGTCGAAGATTTAAATAAAAAAAGAAATGAAATTCCAATTAAACTTGAACAAATTAATAAATTAAAAGAAGAATTAATTAATCTTGACAATGAAATTATTAAAAAAGATAATTATTTGATTATTCGTTCTAAAATAACAGACGAAATTGATAAACTTACTTCAGAAATTGAAGAAATTTCTAATTATGATGAAGAAACTGAATATTTTTTTAAAACTTCAGAAATTCTTTTTAACTATTATGATATATTAGATGGTCAAATTAAACAAGAAATTTATGGTGATTCTAATAATAATAATATTTCTCAAAATAAAGAAGTTATTGAAAATAGTTTAGTTATTGATGGATTTGAAATTTTTAGTAATACTACTAATTCTAAATTAGATAAATTAAATGCTATTTCTCAAAAAAAAAGAAAAGAAAAAAAAACTACTAGGAAAAGAATTAAAAATATAGAATCACTTACTAAAGATAATAATTATAATATTTTTGATTTTATAAATTCTAATAATAAAAATACTTCTGATAATGAACAAAATTCAAAAAATAATCAGGAAGATACATATACTGTTACAGATAGAGCTGCATTATATGAAGATTATAAAACTATTTTAGAAGGTTATCCAGCAAAAAAAATATATACAAAACCATGTATTAATTGTAATATTGATAAAGTTTTAATTTATTCTGAAGGTATTTATGCATGTATGAAATGTGGTGAAGTTGAACATTGTATTGTTGAAAGTGAAATTACTAATTATAAAGATCCAATGATTGAAAAACCAACATTTCCTTATAAAAGGAAAAATCATTTTTGTGAGTGGAATCATTTTAACTGCTCGCTAGAGTTAATCTTAAAAGGATTAGCTAGTTATTATAAAAATTATATTAAAAATATATTAATTATTTAAATTTTTATAATAGCGATACATCCAAATTGCGGGAACAACTTTATAATTCTAATTACCACCCACTTATAGTAATATATTTGGGGAACACGGTTAATTGCCGTATAATATATTAAATATATATTTGTCCAATGGTAAAAAGATTAGAATTTTAGTCAATCCGCATCCAAAATTCCTAGGTATTAGGAATGAGGTTCAGAGACTAGATGGATGTAGGCTGTTATTAACGGCTTAAGGTATAGTCCAATGGGTTAAGTCAATTCCAAGCAAAGGAATCGACAGAAATTCCTGATAATGTTATTGATATAATTAAAAATGAATTAAGAAAACAAAGATTTAAAAAAGTAGATTATACACAAATTGAATCAATTAAACGCATTCTAAAAAAATTAAAACTTAATGAATATTATGAACATATTGCATTTATAATTAGCAAAATTACCGGAGATCCTGCACCTACTATTAATCGCGAAACTGAAGAAACTTTAAAAAAAATGTTTGACAAAATTCAAGAACCATTTGAAAGACATTGTCCTAAAGACAGAATTAACTTTTTATCATATTCTTATGTACTTCATAAATTTTTTCAATTACTTGAACTAGATGATTATGTTAAATGTTTCCCTTTACTTAAATCTAGACAAAAATTAAGAATTCAAGACGAAATTTGGAAAAAAATATGTATAGACTGTAATTGGCAATTTTATCCTAGTGTTTAATAATATAACTTAATTTATTTTCTATTATTATAATATTATGTCACTTAATATTATTGAAAATTTTCAACATGAAAATACTTTTATCAATAAACCTGATATTGATTTTAACTACATTTTTATGAATAGACTCGTTAAATATATTCTTAACTTTCTTATTATTTATATTTTCGTTTCTATTATTATTTTTAATTATCCTGACTTATCTATTAATTCTTTTATTTTATTAATTTGTTTAATTGCATCTATCGCTTTTTATATTTTAGATTTATATTTTCCCGCATGTTCTTATTAAAATAATTAATTAATAAAATAATTTAAATAAATCATTATAATATCTATTATTAATATGACTAGTTTAAAACCTGAAGAAGATTATTTAGATGAAGATAAACCTCTTAAATATATGGTTAAAAAACAAAATTTTTGTATTATTTCCATGTTAACACCTAAATCTTTCCCTGAAGAAAAAAGAACTGAATTTTCTGATCAAAAAATTTTAGGTATTAAAGTTAGAGGTGTTTTTGAAACTTATGAAGATGCTAAAACTAATGCCGATAAACTACAAAAACTTGACAAATATCATAATATTTTTGTTGGTGAAGTTGGAAAATGGCTCCCATTTGATGTTGATATCTCTGAAATGGAAACTGAAGATGATCCCGTATACAGAGAACAAGCTCTTAATAAATATATGAAATCCTATAAAGACTCACTTCATGAAGAAGAAGTAGCTGAAAAAGAAAGAAAAGAAGAAAAACTTAAAGGTGCAACTGTTATTAATGATAAATCATCAATTCCTGTTGAAACTGGTATTGGTACTACTGATACACTTCCTGAAGCTTTACAAAATAAAGTTAATTTAGATTCACAAAAATCGAATATAGAAGGTACAAGTTCTGAAGAACAACAAAATAAAATTAATGAATATAAAGAAACTGTAGATGATCAAATTAAAAATACTGAAGAATCTAATGTTAAAATTGAAAAAGAATTAGAAGATAGTAAAACAAAACTTAAAGATCTAGAAAATAAATTATCTACTATTGATTCAATTTATAATGAATTAAAAAAATAAATTTAATTTATAAAATATAATAGTATTATTATATTTTTTATATCCAAGATATTTATATAAATAATGAATATTATTAATGGAATGATATTAATATTTTTTATTATTGGTTTAATTTTACTTATAATATATTTTACTCTTAAAAATCAAAATGATACTTGTAATCAAAAAATTATATACAAATATTTACCTAGAACACTTAAGGAACAAGAAGAAAGTCCTGTATTTGTTTCTGAAATATTTAAAACTATGTTTACACAACCATCTGTTTGGATTGATTCTATTGATAGAGATAAAATTGATATTATGCCTAAAGATAATTTAGATAAATTCTTTATTAGCCAATTTTAAATATTTATTATTATTTTTAGTTGATCTTCTATATTATTATCTACATTTGGTTTTGTATGTGAACCTAATATCTCTATTAATTTTGATTTTATTTCATTATTAAGTTTCTTACTATGCTTAAAATTTATTAATTCATCTTCTTTACTATGGATTATATATATATCCGTTTCATTTTCTATTTCCTTTAAATATAAATTTGTACTAAATTTCATATCTGTTAAATATCCTAATAATGGAACTATATCATTACTTATTTCTATTAAACTATAAAATGGTGATACTAATATTAATTTTTTTGGCACTTTATTATTTAATAACTTTATATTATATACTAAATTTGATATTATACTCGTTCCTAATGAAAAACCTACTAATATTATTTTTTCAAATTTACTTTTACTTAATAAAAAATTATAAGCTATTTGTGTATCTAAATAAATATTCGTTTCTTTAGTTATTCCTGTTGTTATTCCATATCCACTATAGTCAAATATAAATATTGTATAATTTTTAAAAAATCTTTGTAATACACCATCATATTTTATTATATCACCTAACCATCCTGAATTCCCATGACAAAAAAATATTATCTTTTCATCATCAAAACTTGGAATTTTATTAAAATTTATCAAAGCATACTGAATTATATTATTATTTATTTTATTATTTATAAATCCTATCTCTATATGATTATTATATTCATTCTTTAAACTTATTATTTCATTTTTATCTATTTTTTGGGGTTTAAATAATAATTTATGAGATATACCTTCAGCCATAAATAAAAATAACGAAATTATTAATAAAATTATAAAAATATGCACTAATAACATTTATAATTTTATTATACATAAAAATTTTTAATATAAATTTTCTAAACATATTTCACAATCAAACTCATAATGTATATCACATGGTTTTAATTTTAATTCTATTACTTTTAAATATCGTATTAAGAAAATACATATCTTCTCAAATAACAAAAATATTATTATTATTATTAAAATATAATCTAACAAATTTAATTCAAACATATATAATAATTTTATATTTTATATTTTATATTTTTAATCATTTTTTACTTTATCTATAGTTATTGGCTTATTATTATTATTCTTTTTTCCACATATATCCATTATATCAATTTTCTTCTTCTTTTTCCTCCAATTTGGATCAAAATTATTATTATGATAATTTACAAATTGATTACATCCTATCATACCTACTGGTTCATTTACCGCTTTAAACCAATATATCTTCTCTAAAAAACTTTTTCTTGCTCCTCTATTTACTATTACCATTGCTCCAAAATCATTCGTTATCTCTTTAAATACCTGTCTAAATGAATCAAAAGTTGGAAACATGCCTGCATAATGATCATATAACCTCTTTAAATTTGAATAAAAATCTTCTGATAACAAAAATATATAATCAAAATTACATCTTAATTCAGGTGTTATACCTAAGGGAAACTGCATTGTTAACATATACATTAACCTATAATGTCTTCCATTGAATAATAATTCCATAATTGGTTGATCTTTCATCCAACTTCCTTTCTTACTTAAACAATCATCCATCAGTATAAATCCTCTTGGATCTATATTTTTATTTTCTTTCTCTTTCTCTTTTTGTTTTTCAATCATAATATCTTGTCTATATAATAATTTTTCTATTATTTCACTTCTATATTCATAATGTATATACGAATCTGGAAAAAATTCTGAATAAAAAGGAGGATTTGCCATCTTCTCTGTTGGTGCTATTATTATTCCTACTGGTATTGATCTAAAATGCTTTAATATTGCTCTACATATCCAAGATTTACCTGATGCTCTCTTTGCTATCATCACAATCGCCGGATTTTCACACATACTTTCTAATTGAAATTCCTTTATCGGCAAACTCATATTATCTCCTAATTTTACATCTTTTACTTTCATCTTTTATCTATTATATAGTTATATATCTTTTTTTTTTATTTTTAACTTATAATAATATTATTATTATTATAAAAATTTAAAACGCTAATCCATACTTATTTTTATTTTTATGACTTATAAATATATTTTGATTACTTAATTTCGAATTTAAAGAATCATTCGATAACTTATATTTTTTACCTACATTATTATCATTTACTAACTTATATTTTGTATTTAACTCATTTGTTAACTTATATTTTGGAATCTTTATATTCTCTTCTATCCCTATATTTTCTTCATCATCCCATGTACATATTAAATACAACAACAATATTAATATACTTGTTATTAACAAACATTTATTTACATTATTATTTGTAAATTTATTCATCCTTATCTCATTGTAATTATATACTACATACAAAATAACAAAAAAACATAATGCTATTAATATTATGTTATCCATAAATATTGATCTATAGCTAGAATTATTATTCATATATTTATATTAATATATTTTTTTATATATTAATTTAATTTAATAAATTCTCATAATAATTCTCTAACTTCTCAAAATTATCTGACATCTTATCATCCCTCTCTAATATTACTTTTATATTCTTTCTATCATTTAATTCTTTTACTCTATTTTTCGGATTTATCTTTATTATCGGTGGTGTATTTAATATCTCTTGTATTGATTTTATATTATTATCCTCTTTATTCTCTTCTACTATATTTATATTTTCTAATTCATTATTTGTTATATCTAATTTTATTTCTTCTTGATTCTGTATTATTGAATTTAACTCCTTATTTTTTAAACTCGCTCTCGATAACATACTCTCTACACTCTCTACTTCTGTTCTTCTTTCTGATTCTACTTTTTTATCTAATGAATCTATTTTATCTAAATTTAACTCCTCTAAATTTATAAAATTATTTAATTCATTTACTTTATTATCTATCTCTTGATATCCTTCTATCGAATTCTCATCATCTACTAATATATTCGGTCTTACTCCATATTTCTTATTATTCATCATTTTATATACCATATTCTTTATATTCGCTATTTCTATACTATTATTATCTCTCATATTATTAAATTCAATATCCAAATATTCTTCTATTATTTTATTATATGGTAGAGTTTTCTTTATTGCCATCTCTATACAGGTTTTTATTATATCAAATACCTCTTTCTTATTTGTCCTATTTATAAATATCTCACTATTATCTCTAAAATAATTACATGATATTATATAACATTTATGCAAAAAATCTTTTATTGATATATTATTATATATCTCATTCTCACTATATTTTGATTCACCACTCTTCGGATCCCATGTTAAAAATAATACATGACTTTTTATTGACGCTCTTATTAAATTATCAAACCAATCTATACATCCTGAACTATTCTTTATTTTTAAATATTCTTGTTCTATTTCATGATTATTTAAATTTGATATCCCTTCTAATGTTTTTTTAAATATATTTATTAATCCTGGATTCTCTATTTTACTTCCATTCTCAATCTTCTTATTTATTAATTTATAAACATTATCTGAATACTTTAACATACCTTTTATTCCATAATAAATATGTGGTATTAATATACTACATAACATATTATTAAATTCATTCTTAGTTTCTACTAAAAAACGATAATCCATATATCTATGAATTATTGTTATATTTTTAAATAATTATTTAAACTTAATCTTTTAAATTATAATTAATTATTTTTATAAAAAATTAACTATATTTTAATCTGTATTTCCTCCTCTTGATCCATAAAAATCTGCTTGTTTTGGTGTTACACATACACATCCTAATCCATCTTTGAAATTCATTCCTGAATAATTATTCGCTACAAATTTTTGAGCATAATCACAATTACTTGAATCTTTATCTGTTACTTTAAATGGTGGTGAGTATTGTGCTGGACAACAATTTGGACTTATTTCATTATATGATAAATCATATTTTGCTACCCCACCATCCGGATCTAACATATATGTTCTCTCAAACTTATTTCTTAATTGAGCATTATCTACTTGATTAGTAAATACATCTACTTCGGGATTTGATCCTTCTGCTGCCCATTTAAATCCTCTATTATCATATACATCTTTAATTGAATTTTGTCCTACACCACTGTTTTGAGATGGACCCATCACTTGTTCTGGACCGCTTGAATACATTCCAGGCATATATTTTTGACCATATTCTAAATCTCTTGAATTTGCTCCGGTTGGAACCCAATTTGATGTATCTAATACATTGAATGATTCATTATTATTTGCTGTAGCAAAAAACCACCATAAAATTACTATTATAATAATAATTACAAATACCATTGCGCCAAAATTTTGATCAGATTTTTGGTTAACCATATTATTTATATATTATGAATATAAATTAATTATATTTATTTAATAAAAATAATATAATTATAATTAATTATATATTTTTATTATTTTATATTCATTATTTATTTTTTTATTTTCTATAATTTTATCATTTATTTTTACTAAAACTATTTTATTCTCATCATCTTCTTTTAAACATGATTTATTATATATTATTATTACTATTATTAGTACTATTAATATCAATATTAATAACATCTATTATATATATTAATTTCTTATAAAAAATTGATTTTTTTTTATATATATAATAATACTTTAAAATGACAGATATTGTTAATATTATTAATTATACTGATTCTAATTTTGATATTTTTTTGGAAAAATATCAAAATTATCAAATTGATAATCCAATTATAATATTTGACTTACTTTATTATAACTTATATAAAGGTAATACTATAATTGCTGATTATTATTTTAAAATAATTACTTCTAAATTTAATACTTACAAATTATTCTTTCAAAACAAAATATTCTTTAAACTTATTAAAAATCACTCTTATCATGGTATTAAATGGTTTAACGAAAATTATTTTGATTCTGATGATCAACCTTTTATTATTAATGATATACCTAATATTATTTATCTTACTGATATTGAAAATGATAATTCTTTTATATTTAATAATAAAATTCTTATTCTTATTTATTTGCTTGAAAAAAACTTAATTAGTAAAGATTTTATTCATAACAACTTATTAGATAAAATTATTTATTTTTCAATTATTCATAAAAACAAAATTATCTTTGAAAAAATAACTAATTATTGTATTAATTTCAAAACTAATACAATTAAATATATTAATAATTATATTAAAAATATTTATTTCTCATTCAAAAATTTTGATATGCTTAACTGGATTAATAAATTAAACAATCTATTTTATTTTAAAGAATCATTTTTTGAATATCATAATTTCGATTTTTTAGATCTACAAAAATTTAATCTACAATTAACTCCTGATGAAATTATTAAAATTTTTAATTTTAACGATAAATATAATTATTATAATTTTGAAATTTTCATATTTAAATTTTCTGAAATTCTTATTAAAACTAATAATTTACATAATCTATTTTATATTAGAGATAATTTTATTAATCATAATCTTTATAATACCAAAAAAGATCTTATTAATAACTATATTAATAAACAATTAAATATATTTATTAATGATATTATTATTGATAATAATTCTGATATTTTTAAAAATATATTAAAACTTGATAATTATAATTTTGATCAACTATACAAATATTCACAAATTTATTATAACAACTTAATTTCTAATACTGTTATTTACTGTTATAAATATGGCAATATTGATATTTTAAAAACATTATTTTATGAATATCCTATTATTATAAATAGACTTATTTATTCTATTAATGATAATATTTATTCTAATTCTATTGAACTATTTAAAATATCTAAAAACAATCACAATTTTGATGATATCAATATTATTCAAAATAACAAAATTAAAATTATTAATTGGTTAGTTGAAATTAATATTGTTAATAAACAATCTGATTTACTTCAAGATTATATTAACTATAATATATTAAATAATCCTTATGAAAATAGTGATGATTATTTAATTAATATTACAAAAATTAAAATTGATATTTTTAATGATATTTTTACTAATCTTTTAGAAAATAAAGCTTTTCTATTATTTGAAAATTTTATAAATTATTTTATTGAAATTAATGATACTGATATTACTTTTATTATTAATAGAATTTGTAATTTTAAACAAATTTATAAATTTCAATTTGATCAATTTATTCAATTTTATAATATTATTAATAAATATAATTTAAATGATAAACTTTATATTAACATTTTTAAAAAATCTCTTTATTATTCTAATATTTTAATAGCACAATTTATTAAAGATAAACTTGATTTAAATATTAATACTCTTGATATTGATAATGAAAAAATTAAAGATTTTGAATTTAAAACAATTTATTGGTTAATTATTAATAATTTACATATTGATACTAATCTTTTAGACGATTTTTTCAAAAAAACTTGTGATAATAAGGATATTATTAATGTTAAAATACTTAATAATATATTCCCTGATATTTATAAATATAATGTTGAATACAAAAATATTACTGAATATAACGAATTTATCATTTTTAATTATTTATTAAATTCATCTATTAATCTTGATATGCAAATTATTCACAAAATTAATTATAATATAAATAGACCACTTAATATTACTAGAACTATATCTATCGAACAAATTAATACTTGTCCTATATGTCTTTCACTCGATTCTAATATTATTACTAAATGTAATCATATGTTCTGTCAAAACTGTTACAAAGAATATATTTTTAATAATAATGGTAAAAGATGTCCAATATGCCGTTCTGATGAAGGCTTACAAGAACTTAAAAAAATTAAATTAAAACATAATTAATCATTTATTTAATTTATTATTGGAACATTTATATCTGAAAATATCCACTCTTTTTTATCTTTTAATTCTATTCTCGCATAATAATCTATGTAAATATCATATTTTTTTAAAAAATTATTTATATTATTTATATATTTATAATTTATTGATATATTCTTATAAAAATACTCTTCTGGTATCTTTATATTTCTATTCTCTTTTAAACTACTATAATTTAAATCTTTATATTCTAGATAAGATTCTAAAAAATTTTTATCATATATTTTCTCTATTTTTGACAAAAACAAATCATAATCTATTTTTATATTTCTTCTATTAAAATTATTCTTTCTTATTATATAAATACCTTCGGGAGCTACTACTATTGAACCTAACAATCTTCCATCATTATGATGCTCTATAAAATGTGTTATATCACTTATTGACGGAAATTCATATAATATTCCATTTTTTAATCTTGATCCTATATACGGAGTTTTTGGATGGGTGTGAAACAAATAATCTACTTCTAAACCTTCTAACGTATTTCTTGGCATATATATTATTGGATCTTCACTATCTAATCTTGTATGATTTAACATATCTATTTTATATAACTTTTTATTTTTAAAATGTAATAATCCTGAATGTTCTGAAAATCTTAAAATTTTTGTATTTTTTATATTTTTTGTTTTTTCTATATACTTTTTAAAACTTCCATCTTCATATACTCCATCTAATATATTTAAACCATTCGTATTTAAACTATACCAATCTATTAAATAATCTTTTAATTCTAATTTACATATATCATTATAGAAATTTATATCTATTTTATTATGCTGTTTTAATCTATGAATATCTGATCTACTTATTGATATATTTTTATATTTATATACATATTTATATTTTTTATTACATTCATTACATTTATTTTCTTTTATTTCTATTTTAGACTTTTTTATTATCTTATAAATCTTATCTAAAACTAATGTTGAATTTGTATAAATATAATCATTCATAATTTATATTTATATTAGAAAAACATTTACATATTTATTATATCGGTTATTAAAAAATACTTATTTAATTTTTCTATATCTAAATTATATGGTTCTATTATAATCCCTAACAAACTTAAATTACTTTCATCCACTTTTATTGAACTCTCTCTATTTATTAATTCTAACAATTCTCTATTTATTTCTTTCTCATTTTTTAATTTTAACTTATTTAATTTTGATTTTATTATTTCTGTTATTCTTCTCGTTCTTTTATCTATAAACTCATTATTATCTGACCAATATATCTCTTTATTATTCATCACTAAAATTTGCACATAATTTAATTTTATTTCTAATTCATTATTATATATTACTAATATATCTTTACTTTCTATTACTAAATTATATTCTTCTTTATTTATTATTTCTAAAATTTTATTAAATGTCTTTTTTATATTTTCCATTATATTATATATTATTAAAATTAAAATAAATATAATTTTTTTATTATTTTAAATTATATTTTTATTAAATTTTATAAGGTTGTGATAGTTTTCTTATACATTCACATCCTTGACTTGATATATATTCTAAATATGGACTACTGTTACATAAAGCAAATTCACTATAATTTTGCTCACTTTTACTTTCCATTCCTGGACTAAACTCTTCAATTGAATTTACATCATAAAAAAATCCTATTCCATAAAATTCACCACAAATTTTTGTTTGCAACTCTTCCATTGATGTTTTTACTGTTAAATCACATGGTCTTTGTATATATATATTTGGTATTGGCGCTTTTACTCTGAATCTATGCACATATCCTGTATTACCTTCTTTAGTTATTGCACAACCTGATATTCTATCTACTGCTAATCTGAAATTTGGTGAATAAAATGTTAATCCATCCTGTAATTTTATATTTTTTGTATTAAAACCTTTTTCTTCATAACTTGATGCATACAATATTGTCCCTTCTGGTATTGTATAGGTATGAAGATCATTTGTTGCAAAACCTGGATTTTCTGGCTGTTCTTCATTATAATCAATATCTGATTTATCAGATCTATTTGTTCCTATTTCTATATTTGTTTCCATACCTGGTGAACCCATCATATTTTGTTGACCCATCATATTCTGATCATAAGGCATACCTTGTTGACCCATCATATTCTGATCATAAGGCATACCTTGTGGACCCATCATATTTTGTTGACCCATCATATTTTGATCATATGACATACCTGGTGGACTCATCATATTTTGATCATATGACATACCTGGTGGACCCATCATATTTTGTTGACCCATCATATTTTGATTATAAGGCATGTCTGGCGGACCCGACATATTTGGATTATTATCCCCAGAACCATTATCAGTACCACCTTTTAAATTAAAATTTTTTTTAAAAGGAATTAACTTTTTTTTAAATCCCCCATTTTGTTTTTTTTTGAATTTTGTTTTCGTAAAATTTAAATTATATAAAAGTTGGTTTATATCTTTAAAATCTGACAAATTCTTTTTTTTTTCTAAATATTCACTAATATTTCTTAAATTTTCAATTGACATTGATCTTATATATTATAATTTTATATTAAATTTTTTATTAATTAAAAAATGATATAAATTTAATATTAAATTATAATATTTATTAAAAATATATATATATATAAATATTAAATTTATAATAGGTTATTTAAAAAATTTAATAAAGATGATCATAAATAATTTAAATATTAAACTAATATATATAAATAAAAAAGCATTATTATAAATAAATGGATAATAATAATATAAAAAAATTACTTTGTTATAATATAGTCAATGGTTCAAAATGTTTATATAAAGATAAATGTGTATTTGCACATTCTTTAGAAGAACAAAAAAAAGAAACAATTAGAAGTTATATTATAGAATTAATACATGACACTGAAGATTTAAGTGATATTAATTTACTTGAAAATAAAATACTTTTTGATGAATTAATTATTTTTACTAAAGAATGTAAACATTGTATTAATAAAAAATGTCCCGGTGGATTTAATTGTAGACATGGTGTTTGCTTAAAATCAAATAAAATCTGCTATAATGATTTAATGTACGGAAAATGTTATAATATCATTAAAGAAGACAAAGATAATAATACTTGCAAATGCATACATGGTATGCATTTAACTGAAAAAGGTTTAATTCCATATCATCAAAGATTAATAGTAGATATAAATTATCAAAATTATAATATACAAAATAGTAATATCAATTTAAATATAAAAAATAATATAATTTTTAGTGAATTAAATGATAGTAATTTACCTGTTATAAAAGAGATTATTAGTAATAAAATAAATAAAAATGATATAATAAAAAATGTAAAGTCACATAATAATAATATATTTAATTATATAGATAATATTGAAGATAATAATGAAATTCAAATTAATAATTATTAATATTAAAAAGATATATAAAAATATTGATTTTGAATATATATATATATATTCAAAAAATGACTATTCAAGAATTATATAAACCCAAAAACATAAATGATATTATTGGTAATAAAAAATCTATTGTTTATATTAGAGATTGGTTAGAAAATTATGAAAAAGTACAACATTTTCTTAGTGAAAATGGATTATTAAAAAAATCTTCTAAAGGTAGAAAAAAGAAATTAAATAATATTAATCAACAAGAACTTGAATTTAGCAAAAGAAAAGGTAATTTACTAATTACCGGAATTCATGGTTCTGGTAAATCTACAATTATTAATATAATATTAGATGAATATAATTATGATATTATTAACTTAAATAATTTAGACCCAAAAGTTAAAATTACTAATGAATTAATGGTTAAATTAAAAAATAATACTTTAAAAAATATTGTATTATTAATTGATGATTTAGAATCAATTATTACTTTAAATGATAAAAATGGTCTTTTTAATATTATTAAAGAAAATAACTATAAAAGATGGTTCCCAATTATTATTGTTACAAATAATCAACATAACAAACAATTAAATGAAATTAAAAAATATTCTAATGAAGTTAAAATATTTACTCCTTTTAAAAATGAAATATATGCATGGATTTATTATATTATTAAAAAGGAAAATATTAATTTAGATAATTCTTTAATAAATAAATTTATTGATTACTGTCAGAATGACTTGAGAAAAATTTTAATTCAATTAAATGAACTTAAAATTAATTATTATAATAACAAAATAGATGAAAAAATACTTGATCAATTTATGAATATTATGAAACAAAAAGATCTCGATTTTGATCTTTATAAAGCTACTAGTAAATTATTATCTAATTATACAAATATTGAATCATGTTTAGAATTATATGAAACTGAAAAAGTTCTTTTACCACTTATGATTCATGAAAACTATTATAAATTTATTAATAATAATCATTATTATGATATAATTAATAACCTTTCCACTGCTGATTTATTAGAAAATTATATTTATGGTGAACAAAATTGGGACTTACTTGAATTACATGGCATTATTAGTTGTGCTATTCCATCATATTTAATTAACAAATTTAAAAATGATAAAACTAATCAAAGTTTAGTTTTTGCTGCCGATTTAAATAGGACATCAGTTAAAAAAATGAACAAAAAAAATATATCTAAAACAAATAACTCTCTTAGTAATAATTCTCAATCTAATATTAGAAACAAATCTATAGATGAATTTATATATATGGGAGAAATTATAAACAAATTAAATAAAAATGGTAAAATTAATATTGATAATATAGGAGATTATAATAATATAGTTAAAATTAATAAATTGAAAAATATTAATTCTAAAATTTAATATTTTAAAAAATCTATAAATTAAATTTTTTATAAAAAAAAATATATAAATTTATATATATACAAGATGTCACAACATACTATGTCTAAAACTACTCATAGAGATGATATTGATAAAGAAGTTAAAAATCTTTTAAAAAAAAGTGCTAGCACACACATAGCTTACAATATGATTGAAGATTTAAAAAGAAAATATAAAGATGAAGATATTGTTGATAGTATTATGAAAAGATATAACGAAAAACTTCATAGAATAAAAAAACTTGCTGAAAAAATCAGAGATAGACTTATCACTAAATATCCTGATTTAGATATTAGACAAACTATGAATAAAATCAAAACTTATCAATCAAAATATCATCTTGATGATTCTGAAATGCAATCTATTATTAATTTAATTATGGCTAAACATGGTTTAATTGAAGAAGACAGAAGAACTGATTATAATGAAATGAGCAAAGCTCTTGGTTTTGTACCCGCTTCTTATAACTTAACTGGTGAACTTAATATCCCTAAAGATCAAAAACAATATGTTGATGCTATTAAAAATATGGCCACTTTAGCTAAAGAACTTCATAATCAAGTTACTTTACAAAGTATGGTGTATGAAGAAATGTCTGGAATTTATACCAATGCTACTTTTGAAAGATCTAAAATTAATGTTTTCTCATTTGTTCATCCTGTTGTTGCAGCTCTATTCATGCCTAAATTTGATTTTGTTGATCAACATATGTTATTCGCTAGTATTGCTGAAATTGTAACTCTTAAAGATGAAGGTCTTCCTTTACAAACACAACCTCAATACGAATTATACTGGAATATTGCTACAGATCCTTCTGAAGTCACTTGTGTTAACAAAACTAAACCATTTAGTGATTTAGCTACTAGAGTTAATGTTCAACATACTTTATGGAAATCTGTATTAAACTTAAGACAAGCTAAATTCTATATTGATGATTTAAGCACATTTATTAGCGCTATTGATAGCTGCAAAGCTAGTGTTTTTGATGCTGCAGATCTTGCTTATGTTAAAGATGAAGGAACTATCTTAAGAAAATTATTTTCTGCCTTCTCATTTAGACCTACTATTGTTCAAACACAACCTAGAAATCCTTTACAAAACAGCTTAACTGGTGCTATGTCTAATATTCCTGCATTAAACTCTATTCAAACTACTACTATTCCTATGATCCCATTAAGATTAAACCCTACTAGACAACAAATTGGTAGAACAGCCGGAACAAATCAAAATCAAAATCAAAATCAACCAAGTTTAGATAGTGCTCTTAATACTGATCAAGTTTATATCTCTCATAAACAAATTCTTATTAAACAACAAACAGTTATCTATTCTAGAGAAATTCTTGTTTTCTATATTCATAGAAGATTCCAAGAAATTGATATATCCAGAATTAGATCACCATACTGTTTAATTTCATTACCAAATACTTTATCTCAATTTGAAAAATTAAATGATGCTGTAGTACAAGTTCAAGGAGATGTTCAATTACCAGGAGCATCAGGTAATGATAAATTTGATTTAACTTCTGTTGTATATGTACAAACTGCTCCAATTAATGGTGCTCAACAAAACCAAGGTGCTCAACAAGTTATTTATGGATGTGGTGCACTTGTTAAATTAAACTCAAGTCCAAATTCATCAAATTCTCAAAATAATATGAATCTTGGTAGAGGTACTACTACTAATGTAGCAGATGCTGCTACTGCAGCAGAAAATAATCTAAATACAAATGCACTTCCTGTTAATGAAGGAAATGGACAAGGAGAAGAAGGAGGTGAACAAGGAATGGGAATAAGAGGTGGAGCTGGAGATCAATGGGTTAATTATCAACCATTAAATATTAACACTCAAGAAGCTACTCTTAGTCCATGTACCGATGTTGATGAAGATGATGCTATGGATCTATCAAGTACTCATGGTACTATCTTCATTTACAAAAATCCTAATTCAACAAATAATTGTTGTTAATTAAATAAATTTTTTATAAATATTTAATAAATTAATTATAAATTTATTAAAATGTTGTTGTAACAGATGGTAATGATAATCTTCCCTTACTATTCATACAAACTGGTAATGGTATGGGATCTATTGGTTTATCTAATTGATTAATATATTCATCATCTTGTCTTAAATTAGTAATTAAACCAGGTAATATTTTTTGTATAACTTTATGATTTAATACTTTAACTTGGTGAACAATTCTATAGGGATCATTAATTGCACATGTAATTAATATATCTCTCATAACTATTAATAAATCAGATTCATTTTGATCTACTTCTAATTTATATTTACCATTTGTTTGTTTAAAAACTTGTAATTTAATCATTTTTTGAATTCTATCAATATTTTCCTGACTAAAAAATAGTTCTCCAACTGGAGTTGGTTGATGTATACTTTTCATCATACTTTTTTGAATGGAACCTTCAGTTGCCCAATTATTATCACTTTGAGCATAATTTATATCATAATAATTTGTAGGTTGAAAACTACCTTTACCATTATATGTAGAATATAAATTATTTTGATTTGTTGGTAAAAAATCTTCTTCTTGATAATTATTTATGAAAGAGAAATTCATGCTTATATTATAATATTATATTATATTAAATTTTTATTATAGATTTAACATTTATAAACTTTTAAATAAAATTTTCAAATAAAAACTAATATTTATATTAAATAAAAGTAATTTAACCATGAATAATTCTTGCGAAATTCAATAATTTTATAAAAATAATAATTATTTTATTAGAAAATGTAAATTTTTTATTATATATAATAAATTAATATATAATTACAAATATATTAATTACATACATATGTTATTTTTATATATAATATTTTTCTATTAAGTTTTCTTCAGTAAATATTGTATCACCTGATTTAATGTCTTGTGGTATTGTTTCAAATTCTGAATAATGATATAATAAATCATTTGGTAATTCTTTAATTATATTGTTATTATTATCATTTTTAGTTATACATTTAGAATTATTTTCATCAATATATTCTATAAATAAAACAATTATATAAGAATCAAATTTTTCTTCATAAATAATTAATTGACCAGATCTAAATGGATTAATATTGTTCTTAATAATATAACTAACTTCATTTGACTGAGGTGGACCTCCTCTTAATGATGTTCCAACCCTATTATGTACATAATTTTTTAAACTTTCACAAATAATATTCTTGAATTTTTTTATATCATAATTATCATTATTAAATTCATTAATAAATTCATTATTAAATTGGTTATTAATGTTTGTAATATAATTTAATATATTAGGAGGAGGACTGACTGCATTTAAAGATCCAAAATTTTCTCTTGTAAAATTATTTTGATTTAAACATTTTTTGGTATTATAAATAACACAATTTTTTATATCATTAGAAGTATCGTTAAATTCTTTTGCAATAATTTTATATTTATTATTATTATTTTTATAGGAATGATCAATTAATAATAAATAACCATAATTTGGAATATAAAAATCGATTCCATCAATATTATATATCCAATAACTATTTATATTCTTAATATTTAAATCTTTAATGTAAAAATTATCTTGTAAAGACATTTCTGTAAAAACAAATTCATATTTATACATTACAAAAAAACTTAATAACATTTGAATTATAATATTTTTCCAAACTTTTTCTGTTTTAAATCCAGAATAAACTAATGTATTAACATTTCTATTATTTTTATAATAATTAGTTGCCCATTGTATAATATTTTTGTTAGGAGATTCAGTTAATATTATTGAAACAATATTTGTATTTGTATTAGTATTTAATTGATTATTATTTACATTATTATTATTTAAATTATTATTTCTTTGAAAACTAATATTTGCTTTAATATCAATAAAATTACAATAAGATTGAATAAAATTAGGAGAAATAATATCTTTAACAATTCTATCTCTAATATAATTATAATAATCAATTTCTCTCCATACATTATAATCTTTATAATTTAAATTATTAAGATTTTGAATATTATTAATATTATTATTTGATTGTATTTTAGTAATTAAATCATTATTATCTTTATATTTAACAATTAATTCTACTAAATTAATTTCATATACTCTTAAATTTATACCAACAGAATTTTTACTACATTGAACTTGATAATTTTTATTATCAAATACAATTGGATAACATGATGTATAAATTAACATATCATTTGGTAAACTATAATAAGGATTATTTGAAAATTCTGTTGATCCGAAAGGATTTAATTCAATTAATTTTAATCTAGCATTTAAACTGTTTTTATTACCATCAAAATTGGTTTCTTCGCCATCATATTTTTTTAAAAATGTGCTTCTAATAAAATCACATAAATTAATTCTATCATTTAAACTTTTAAATGATGCATAAATATCTACAGGTGGTAATAAATCTTCATATAATATTGATGCATTAACATGATTAGCATTAGGTCCACCAATATTAATATTATAATCTTTATATACAAATGGAGTATAAAATTCTTTCATAAAATTATTATAATAATTTTGAAATTGTGGTGGCATAAAAGGACTTGTTAATGCAATTGGTGGAATTGGAGTATTTCCCATAGCTTGTTTTGCTTTTAATAATTCTGGATTCATTGGTTTTTTGGGTTCTTGATATACTTGTAAATCTATTAATTTATTTTGTGGAGGCATTTTAGGCATATATGGTTGAATATTTGTAGTTTCTTTTATTTCAGTTTTATTTTCGTGTGGTATGGTTTTTTTATATTCAGGTTTTTTATCATATGGATTATTTTCAATTTTAGTAAATTGTGGTATTTGCTTACCGCCTCCTCCTTTTAGTTTTTTTTCAAAAAAAAATTTTTTTTTTTTTTTTCTCCACCAATTTGACCATTTTGTAATAAACTATTTT